GTTGTTGATGCCCGAACGAAGGCATGCACATGGTCGATGCATTATGTTGATGCCGCGGGTGCGAAATGCAAACTGAACCTCAAATTGCCTCGCACGATGAGGGAGTCGGGTGACAGGATTACGTCAAGTGGTAATTTTCTGCAGAATTGATTAGCTTGGTTCAGTTTGCTTGTTAAGCCAGGCAAAGCTGAGGCCGCCGTGCAAAGTTTGGTCAAGAACAAAGGCAAATGTTTTGATTACACGAGCGCACGTGACGGCAAGCACTACCGTGCATTTTTGGCCTTTGAGGGCGATGATACTCTCGGGGGCATTAATGAGCGCATTCTCGCTTTCAACGGCGGTGAGCTCATTAACGACTTTTTCACCGACTACGGTTGGAAAGCCAAGTTGAAAGTAGTCAGCAACGCAGGCGACGACTGCGTGCAATTTGTTGGCTACACGGCGCTGGTGAGGGATGGCACAGTTGTCACAGATGGCAACAACGTTGTGATGTTCCCCGAGATTAAACGCATCTTGCAAGACAAAGCGTGGTCGTCCGCTGAGATACCTGACGCGGAGTATCATGCCACAGTTGCCATATACGCGACGTACATGGCAAATGAGTTCTCGCGTTTTGCACCGATGCACGCGTTTTTCGCCGCCATGAGAGCTGACCACATGAGCAAAGGCGGCAAGGTCACTCGTAGTAATGCCATGCTCCGAGATATATACATCAAAGAACACGGGGACGTTGGCACAGACGAGCAGGTCATTGGCAGCATACCAGACATGGCCCCATTTCTCGATGGCAGTCCCGCTTATCGTGATTTGGCTCGTGTTCACGCCGGAGATTTCACAGACGAGGAGTATTCGGCCATGTGTGGGCTGACGACTTTGGAGATGCATGGCATGGATTTGGCCAGCTTCTTGCCAAAGTCTTGGGTGGTCTGAGTCCACGATTAGTTTCACCGGTCATTGGTTATGATCGTTTGTTAATGCAAGCATGTGAGTTCGATGAGAGCATTTTTGACTTTACCAGGGAGTACTCTTAGCGCGTGAGCCCTGGGTGCAAATGGGCAACTTTGGTTTTAGCTCGGAGAACCAAAGGGAACATGGAGCGCGGACGCCCATTGCATGTGATAGATCAGTCTTTTATGACTCGCGGGATGTATATGCCTGTCTCGCGTCCGACGATAATGTCTAGCGGGTCCGTCGGAGTGAACCCTTATGCCTCAGTAGCTCCGCGGGGGGGGTGAAGAGCCTGGGAGCCTTGG